TCCTGCAGCAGTTATTTGATTATAGCGTGGAACATCTTTTCTACCTTCTGTCTGTAGGCAGTGTCTGTTTTATATCTAGGATCGTTAACCATTTGATAGAGCTCGTCCTTACTTGGAGCACCTTCGAGTGGTGCGCTCTGTGTTGGCACTCTACCTTCGTAGGCCTCTCTGACTTTCATCAAAGCTGTGATGCCACGGGCTGTGCCACCCATGATCTTGAACTCTTCAAAGTCATCCTTAGACCACACGCCCTTGTTGACCAGGCCGCGTGCCCAATCCACCATGCCGTTGACGATTGCGCCACCGTTGGGGCCAAGCTGCTTCATCTCAGCTACTGGGTCAACCATATCGCCTTGCATGAGCTCCTTGGCTTGTGTCTGTAGGTTGACTACTAGGTCATCAAAGGATGCCTGGGAGAGTCCATTCTCCTTTGCCCAGCCAGATAGGGTTGTGGCTATGGGGTTGTCTTCTGCTGCATCTCCAAAGGCCTTGAGGTCGTACTTGCCATCAGCTGGGGCTTTGTGTTTGCCTTGGCTAATTTGCTTGCGCAGATCTGACCAGCTCTTTGCTATTCCCTCTAGGTCTGGCTCGTTAGAGTCTTTCTTCCAGAAGTTCTCTGGCCAGTAATCGGGTCGCTCTAAGGGATCCTCTGGCGCTGGCGCGTCATTTGGGACGGCCTTGTGGTCTATTTCAACCGCCTGGGGGTTGTCTTGTTTTGTCTCATCACCTATTTGCACGTTGTCAAGTAGGCCGGTTGCACCGGGCTCGACTGCTGCTGTGTCTGTCATAGTTTCCTTGCTGAGTTAATCCGTACCTCGATGTCCCGCACAACCGTCCTCTGCCCTTCAGCAAAGTAGGCGTGTGAGGGGTCTGTGCCCGGCACGGCGATGGGCACATTCACATACATGTCTTTGAGCCACTGTAAGAGCTTCTGGCCATCCTCAGAGCCAAAGACACGCAGGGTTAGCCTGGCCAAGTCTTCTCTCTTTTGATCAACCTCTCTGATATCAGTGGGCTGGCCAATGGCGTCTAGTTCGTCCCAGCTCATTTGGAGGGTGGATCCATAATTTCGTCAGGCCCAGCAAAGGGTGACATGCCAGATTTCATGCGGGTTTGCGCATGATCGTAGGCTTTATCCACAATTGATGGCGGCATATTATTAAAAAAAGATTTACTTTTTAAATCTGCAGATAACAAATAATCAAGTTCTTTTTTTGTAAGCGTTGGGACAATTAAAGGAATTTCAATTTCTTTGCCGTCCATGCCAACGCCAACAGAAATCTCTGTTGACACATCCCCATCAGGGCGTTTAAGCAGTCCAAAAAATCCTTCACCTTTTGGTGAGCCATCGGGTCTGTTTCCATAATCCATTACATTGCTCCTTCTGGTGCGGGTAGTGCAGGCATGCCGGCACCAGCTTGGGCTTGCATGGCCATAGCCTGTGCGATAGCTTGCTGCTGCTGCTGGTTCTTCATCTCTTCCATGAGCACTGCACGCTCTGCTGCGGTGTTTCTCACAGATGCTGGCACTCCTAGCTTGTCGGCTAGGTAGTCCACCAGCATGTCTGTCTTGATGGCTAGCTGGCCATCTGTGCCCAAGCTCTGCGCGATCTGCATGTATTGCATGATGGAGTTGACCTCCTCCATGTTTTGAGCCATGGCAAGAGGAGCCACTGGGGTGACCTTGACCTCTAAACCGTTAACCCTTAATGGCATGTCAATCATGCCGCGCTCGTCCATGACCTCAAGGATCTTGGCTGTCACTGGGATCATGGTCTCGTTAATCAGACGACCAAAGGCAGAGCCCAGGTTCTGAGCCAGCTCTTTCATGCGCTCCACGATCTCTTTGGCAGATCGTGCGCTCATGTTGTCTGGTGGCAGCGACTCATCTAACAAGATGCGCTTGACGTTGGAGCGCAGGTCGTTGATCACCAGCTGCGACACGTTGAAGTCACCAGAGCGGGGCAGCGCCAGCAAGGCTGGGCCTTGGGAGCCACCATTGCGCGCAACTGGAATGATCGCACCAGGCACGATCTTGACCGTATTAGGGTTGAGCACACCATCATCTGCAGCGGTGTAGACGCCAGATACAGCAAGAGATGCGTTCTTTAGCAGCAGCTCAATGGTCTTGTTTAGCGTCTTAATGTCTGGCAGCGCAGTCATCAACGGGCCACGGCCGTAGATCTCGCCTGCCACCTTCATGTAGCGAGAGATCACCCACGGGCTCATCTTCCTACGGCGATAGACAATCTCTGTCTTGGATACCTTGTCAATGACGTGGTAGCAGTAGTCACCGCGCTTGTGGTCATAGATAGTGGCTTCTAACAGCTCAACGTCATCGGTTGGCTTGTGCTCAATGCGCCTAGCTAGATCGTCTGATATCTCAGCGTCTGGCCACTGGCGCTGTATGCTTTCGCCCTTCATACGCATGCGGCGGTAGACGTTGTCTACTTGGCCGTTAGCGCCCTCCTCGTAGCTCACCAGGAACAGTGGCACAGGGATAAAGTTCAGCGGCTGCACATCATCACCAGGCTGCACCATCATGCAGGCCGTGCCAACAGCCAGATCCAACAAGAACTCGCCCATGGCAATGTCAAAGTTGCTCTGGTTGAGTACGGTAAACATCTTCTCTTGGTAGACCTCAAGGATCGCTTGGGCTTGCTGCTTTTGCTCTGGTGGTATATCAGAGCCAGCCTCCAACTTAGCCCACTTGCGCTGCGGTGGGAACACCACAGACTGCAGCCTATTGGCAAAGCGCTGGGTGGAGTTGATGGCAGTGGAGTCAAAGACGCGCTGCATCTTCTTGGAGCCCACAGCGCCGCCTTCCCACACACCGTAGAGCTGGCGCTGCGGTAAGGCAAACTCATAGGCGTCTTGATAGAGCTGCTGGAATTCGTCCTTCTTGGCCTGTGCTGCGATCTGTCTCTTTAAGATCTGCTCTGGTGTTAGGCGCATGCCGCCAGACGGGTTGTTTTTTTCGTATTCCATATCAATCCTCATCCTCTTCTTCCAGGGTAGCCTCATGCATCATCTGCTTGATGCCCTTCATTGGCTTTTCTGGTTTCTTGGCAGCCATGTACTTCTCAATCTTCTTGCGTAAGGCTGGAGAGAGCTTAGAGATATCGACCTTGTCTTCCATCTCGTTTTCTATTTCAATTTCGATTTTCATTTCTTTTCCTTTGACATGCCAGCCTCAGACATTGCAATGGCAACGGCTTGCTTTTGGCTGGTGACTTTGTCGCCGCTAGAGCTCTTGAGCTTGCCGGCCTTGTACTCACGCATGACCTTGGCGACCTTGTCTTGCATTTTGGATTTCATGTCTTTCATGTTTGTGTCCCTGTAAGTAGTGGTCTAGTTGCTCGCCTAGAGACTGCACCCAGCTTGGCAGCGCGACGCTCACCAAGCTCACGCTTGAACGTGCCCTCGACTTCTTCCTTCTTGGCAGCAAACTCGCCAGAGTCAAACGCCTCTACCGTTGGTGCCATAGGTGTTGCTGGTGGTGTGGGTGCTGTCTCTGTAAACTTGGGTATCTCTTTGGGTACGTAGTAGGTAAAGGGCTCAGACTTTGTCTCGTAGCCTGCTAAACCAAAGAGGTTAAAGCGTGGCTTCTTAACTTGCTTAGTGCCAATAGCCTCAGTCACTGGGTTTGCCTCTATATCGGCTAGCAGCTTGTTGTAGTCTTCTAGGTTTTTTAGGTAGCTCGCCTTTTGAGCTTCATAGGCCGGCAGAGATGACTCCTTGTATGTGGCCAACTCGGCCTCAAAGGGTTTCATCTTCTCGGCCACGTTTGCCTGGTAGCCGGTGAATGCTGTTGTGTACTCGCCAGTGATCTGCTCCACAGCGCTTTTGTACTGTTTAGCTAGTCGATCAATGTCGGATGTGCTGCGCCTTGCGAGCTGGCGCTGTTTGAACTGGGGTAGTGTTGCCATTACTGAATCCTCATGCCGGCGCTGCCCAGGTTGATTGGCACGCCCAGCTCGGCATCCATGCGCTCGCCTGATAGCAGCGATCTGCGGCCACCACGGGTGCGTGCTTTAAGCGCAGACGCCTCGGCAGCTGCTGCCTTGCGGCGCTCCTCGTCTGCAGCCTCCTGCACTTCCTTGGCTTTCCTGTCCATCTCCAGCTTGTTGGTAGCGTAGGTCTGTTGAGATGCCTCAAACTGCTGTCTAGCGATCTGTGCTTGCTGCTCAAGTGACGCGCCCTGCTTGGCGTACTCACCTGTTTGTCGCTGCAGCTCAACGCGCATGGCGGCCTGGTCAGCTGCCTGCTGCGCCAGCATGGTGCGCTGGTCAGACTCAGCCTGCTTGCGGGTTTTACGCGCTTGATCCGCACTCACTGCGGTGTTTAAAAGTATTGCGCTTGCAATCCATGGTGGCATAGTCAGCTCCCTATAAGTACATTGTCTATCTTAGTTACGTCTGTCTCATCGGTTGCATGAATACAGAACCAAACGCTATCTTCATGTGCCGTGATTGTGTGATGCTGGCCGGCAGAGATGTTTATACAGGCCGGTGCCTTGTACTCTGTTCTCACACCTTCCACCTCCACCGTCACATCACCCTTGGCCAAAATACTCAAATGGTCATACGTGTGCGCGTGGCTGACAACAAAGTGTTTTGCCGGCAGCAACATCTGTTTGGCATACAAACCAGAAGAGAAGTGGTGCACAACGCCCAAATCAATCTCAATCAAGTCATTACTCATAACAGCAATTTTATGAACCACAAACTACACAGGCAACCCCTGTATATCGCGGTGTTATACCTACGCAAACACGTCAAAGTCGGTGCTGGCGCTTGATTGACCCATAGGTCGGCCACCGAGCTGGTGTGTGCGTGTCATGCGGTTGTATTCACCGCCGCCCAGCATCAGATATCCAAAGGAGTCGCCAATGTGCGAGTGCTCATTCTTGTTTGGGGCGTCCCTAAAGCGCTCTTGGCCTGCGCCAATGGCAACGCGCTTGAAGTGGTAGCCACCGGCAAGTGATTTACGCAGCAGCTTGCACTCGCGGTTGACTATGAGACCAGGCTTGCCCATGATTAGCCTCTGCATGGGGGCAGCCGACGCCTCACGTCGCACCTTGAAGTCGTTGCTGGCCGTAGGTTGTGCGCGCAAGCCCAGTGTT